TATAAAGTTAAAAAATCTCATTTATTCTTTTTCCAGCTAATCCGCTCCGGCCCTTTTTTCTTCCGCATCGCGCTATTGCACTGAGACTTCGTTGGCCTACAGGCTGGGTAGCCATCCCGCTTTTCGCCCTTCTGGCGACCACAGGGCTTACCAGTCTTGCAGTCAATCCAGCCTTTCCCGTCATTACGGGCAAACCATTTATGCAGACTTTCTTTTGCCACTTTTGTTTCCCCAGTTAGCTGCTCCAACTTTGCGGCACTGAACAACAGCACCAGATGCGTAGGCCGAAGGCCAGACTTTGTAACGCCTCTTAACCTTTTTGGTGCAAGCGTCTTCTTTTTTCTTTTCAGCCATTACCACTTTTTGCACGACCAATATCGTGCGGACATTTTATCGGTTGCAGTATCGCAGTTATGTCGTGCGCGGAAACTTTTCCGTCTGGCTGGGTCGCTCTTCTTAATCGTCATGTTGGCATCGCCAAACCGGATGATCTTTTCCTTACCATCCTTACACGCCTTAACTACAAACTTCTTCCCGCCCTGAACCTGACGCTTGGGCGAGTTACACTTCATTTTAGATTTATCTATAGCCATTATACTGCTGCCTGTTGCGGTTGCATTTGTTGCATAATCTGTTGAACCTGTGCTGCTTGTTGGTCTTCCTCAGACGGAATCATGCCAATCTGCCTTAAGTAATCCTCCACATCTGCTCGCATTGAGCGAGCGTTGTTAGTGTCTACCTGCTCGTACCCAGCCAGCAGTTGGTCTAGTCGAGCCATAATTGCTTGCTGCCCTTCTGGGCTAATCTGCAAACCAGCCTGCCTCGCTTTCTCAAGATACTGCATCAACACTCCAATTCGTGCTGGATGCTCGTTAACCTGCCCAGCAGGAATCATTTCTCCAATTAGCAGTGCAGGGAGAATTTGTTGCTCGTCTGTCACTTCGCTGGCAGCTTTTTCGTTCGGGTCTTGAACCAGTCGAGGAATAAGGGAGGGGTCTTCCAGTTCTAGGATAGACTTGTCCAACTCAACCTGATTAATCCACGGCGAGTTCATAAACAACTGCTTACGCTGCACCGCTTTGTTCAGCAGCATAGCTTTGCTTACCATATCCATACCACCCCGTGGCTCTAACTGGTACTCGTCGTGCAACGCGACAGGGTCAACGGTAAGACTATCTTCAAGAAATCTATACTGTAGACTTTTCTTATCGAACTGAAGGAGTACGCTCCAAGACATGCGGAACAAATCTCCCAAAGCTTGACGGAAGAGGCGCAGACGCAAATCCATATTCTGCTGCGCTTGAGCGTTAACGGATTCGATCTCAGTCGCAGTGCGGCGATCCCTGTCCGCCATTATTCCATAGTCGGGAACGGTGACTCGCTGCTCGGCTATGGCTTGCGTCTGCTGAACCTCTTTATCAAAGTCCATTGGAGTGCTCGGCATTTGAACCGGAGCAATGCCAAAAGGCAGGATTTGGCCGGGATTTAGCCGTAAATTGACACTATTTGGCAGGTCACGCTCGGCTCGGAACAGCGGTTTGTTGAACAGCGTAAAGGCGTCCATCTTCTCGTTCCAGATTTTGCACATCGAAGCCTCGAAAGGTGCAAGCACTTCGCATACTCCGCGAGGCGAATACCAGCCGCCGTCAGTAATCTCATACTTAGTAACAGCAAAAGGAGGTTGGCCGTGGTCAAACGGAACCTCCATATCATCCCGTAGAGGAATCTCTGGGGCTTGCGGAGAAAAACACTTCATCATCCACTTGCCGTCCTCGTCCTGTGTATACACTTCCCATACGATCACTTGATCCATATCGTTGGAATGCGTAATACCTTCGCGGATTTCCCGCTCGTACTTTAGATCATCAGTAACACCAGCGTCCTTTACGTTGCCGCCCTTAATGCGGTCAATAGTTTCCTTACTGGTGTCGTAAATGCCGGAACGCTTGTAGTGCTCTAAGCTCATAGGCATGACCTGCGTGATGCGATCAGCCGTATCAAGACCCTTCGTCCACGGTGGGACAATAATATACATTGGGTCTACCGCTTGGAACTCAACCTGCTTCTTGTCAGGGTTCCAGTAAATCTTCATAACCCCCTGACCACTGACAAGCATGTGGTCAATCCAACTCATCACCTCGGTGGCGTAATTGCTTTTCTCGTTCAGCTTATAGCTAAACCAGTGCTCTGCCGCCGTAGTAAACGCACCCAACTGCGTTCGCATCGGCACAAAAGTCGCCAACACATCTAGCCCCATCGCTTGCTGAAAAAACGCAGGCTTGAGCTTGTTAATGGTGGTGTCGATTAGAGGGAAATGAAAGTCAGAGGCGTTGGCCCACGGTTTCTGGCGGCGGCGTAAGCCGTCATTCCGCATCTGATACCATAGGGATTGTCGCGTTTCCCATCGTGCGCGACTAGCGACATCCTCAACGATGTCAGTGTAAAGTTCTTTGCTCATACTACTTGCCGTAGGTTGTTTTCTTTTTTTTCTTTTTACCTTTACCGTAAGCCATCTTCAAATTCTCCTTTGTACGGGTGTCTCACTCGCTTGCCCGCCCAAGCTGTTATCATTGCTATTTCCACTGAGACTGCTGACTCTATGCATTCATCGCATACGCCACCACGACAAACAGTATCGTAAGCTACGATTTGCCCAATCTCCCCACATACAAAACAAATACCTTCATCTGTCTTAGCGGGCTTTAATGCTGACCGCTGTAAATGCAAAATTTACTTGACTGCTAATAACCCACAAACATGCCATCTGGCAAGCAATCTTCTTTAAAACTTGCTTCGGCATCTTCGGTTAACTCAGCAAGGGTAGGACGAGTTATGCCACTAAACCTCTCCCACGTTCCCCCTACGCCGCCCCCGCACGAAATGCAGCCCATCACTGCATCCGCACGGTCAGGACTGTCTAAGCCACGAGCACGCATCTTATCCTTCGGCTCCAGACCCAGCTTGCCTGTTCGGCTGACCTCGGCTCTGCGTGTCACCATCTGCTGGTGCAACATGCCGTCATCGGGCAGGATAATCTCCCTCTTCTCTATAATTCTTGCGGCAACATGCCACATTTCTGCGGAGCGATTGGAGTACCTGCTATCAAACGGCTTCGAGCCAAAATTCACCCTATGGATGTCGTAACCCGCATCCATAAGGGCATCACACAACGGAAGACCTAATCCGCCTTCGTCAGCGTAGATTTCATCCTGCGCTAGGTTGTGCTTCTTAATTAAATTCAATATCTTGCCGATAGTCACGTTAGTGTTCTTTTCCCGCCACGTCACCATCTCCACCACCTTATTCCCGTTACGTAACGCAAACACACACTCGTCCCCACCAGCAGCAAAGTCAATGAAGGCAACCCGCATGCCCATCTGTAACTCAGGCGGATTCTGCAAACACTCCTCTAGGGATTTCTGATTTAGGACAAGCCCCTCACCGCTGTCATCCACAAACTCCCCATAAATCATCGAGCGTATCAGCGGACTGTTTTCGCCGTACATCTCAATCTGAGTGTCAATCCACTCCTTTGTAAGATGGGGGCAGTCAAATGCGGTAACAGTGTGACAGTCCCAGAATTTGCGCTTTTTTGTGAACGCTTCGTAGAACTCGCCCGCAGCGGCTCCGGGACTGCTCATAATTAAAAGTCGTGATGGCTGGCAGCGAGCGATGGCTGTGAAGATAGGATCGGGCACAGTTTTAGCCTCATCAACAATCATCAAAAGGTTCTCTGTCGGCCCCTGCCTGTGCCAACCTTCAAACTTGCCTGCGTCATTCGTGCTAAAGCCGATAGCGCGGCTGCCGTTAGAAAACTCCAGTTCGTTGCTAGTTGCCCTCCAGCCGTGACCCAGTCCACGAACGTATTCCTTTAGCTTCGGCCAAAGCTGACCCTCCACCTGACGCCAGACCCCAGCCGTGGTGACCACAAGACTTTGGGGGAAGCGAACCATATGCCACAAGATAGCGGATGCTGCGACAACACTTGTCTTACCAGAGCCGTTCGCCGCCTTCAGAGCTACCTGACACTCCTTCTCCTCCAGAGCCTCCAATACGTTCTGTTGCCACTGGTACGTCTCTAAGCCCAGAAAGTTCTTTGGGAAGTTGCACAGACGGCTGGCCTCCTCCAAAACCTCCTGCTCTTTTGCAATTTTCTCTAAAGCCTTCTGCTTGCGCTTCTCATCTGGAGACAACACAAGCGAAGGAGCAGGGGCTGGCTTAATCTTGCGGCGAGGTACAATAATGTCCCGCTCACCCTTACGCTTAGGAGGCTCACCTTTCTTAAAGACTGGCTGAACCGTCAGCGTCTTGAGCTTCTTCTTTTTAGCGGGCATTAGTTGCGAGTCTTAATCCGCTCTGGAATCGAAGACAACTGCGAGAGAAGCTCAGGCGAGATACTGCTCTTCGCGGACGAATTGTCGCTTCCAGCCGTCTTCGGACTCCAGTGCGGGAACCGCGATTGCAGGAAAGACAATGCCAGCTTCCCATCGCGGCTTTCTAGAATCTTGTCGATAAACGCCTCCTCAGCGCGTGCTTGAGCCGCCAGCACCTG